GCTTCATCAAACTCACCAGCAACCACAGGCTCCTCAATCGGCTCGTCATTCAATGTAGCCAGAGCCACAGCCTCAGTGATTACAGGCGTGTCCTCAATCACAGGGAAATCATTCGTTTTTGCTTTCGCTTTTGCCATACATTTAACCTCCTAATCCCAAGTCAGGTGCCACTTGGTTGGGCGCACTGGCTGCAAGCGCGGACGCCTGTGCCAAATCTTTAGCAGCACCCGCAGCCACAGGAGCAGCAGCGAGTAATTGCTGTGCCTCCGCAGCGCCGGCCTGCTGTTCTTTCAATTCGGTAACCTCTTCATCAGAGCGAATGATGGACTCAGGCACGCCATTCACACGCGCCAGGAACTCGGTCGCCTTCTCAACGTCGAAGCGCAGCATAACGCTCGGGTCAATCTGTGCGAGAGGCGCGATAGAGTTCAGGGTGTTCAAGATAGCCGCACCAGCACCAGCCTGCTGTGCCTGATTTAGCGGTGACTGGTACTCGATGTCGTACTCGCCACCATTAGCAAAGTGACGTTTCAGCACGTCCGGCATTTCCGGCATGATGGTATTTGTGCCAGCGTCAGCCTGCATAAGGATATCCAGCTCGCGCTCGATAATTGGGCCAAGCATTTCAGACTGGATTCGCCCCATCGTCGGAGCCAGCAGCTGGCCTTTTTCCTGCGCACGAAGCATGGCCTCGGTTGCGGTGATTTGCGGCTCCTCCACCAGGATGCGGAACAGCGTCACAAAGAATGCGTCGTTAATCACCGCACGTTCGTCGTCCATCAGGTCTTTGCCGATGTCCACACGCGCCTGGCTGTTAAACGGAATCGCCATCGGGCGACCGTTATTATCCACAGCGCCAAAGTTCAGTGCGCTAGGCCGCAGATTAAACGACTGCAGCGCGCCATCATCAGACAGCATGATAGGAGGCGACACCTGCAAATGCGCAGCACGCAGGATCGTCTTTTTCATTTCGTTAAGTGATTTAATCGCCGGCAGCACGTTCATGGCTGGACCGCGACCATAGACCTCGTTCGGTGACGTCTCAAAGCGTGGCACGGCAAACGGGAATACGCGGAAGCCGCCCTCGTCTATCATCTTGCGAGACTCAAGGTCGATGTAGCAGGAGTAATAGTCCATACCACGGAAGTCGCGCGCCTTCATGATGCGTTCAGGGTTCGGCTTCACACAGTGCAAGAACTCAAACTTGCGGTTCGGTTCTTTCTCGAACGCTTTTTGAATGTGCTCGCTGACATTCTTGATGCCAAACTTGCCCACAGCCTGTGCAGCTGTCCAGCGCCACTTGCGATGCAATGTGTTCACCCTGCCGTACTCGTCCTCGGCAATGTATGACTGCGCCAATGGCATGGCCTTGTAGCGGATACCCTGCCCAAGCACGTCATCGGTAAACAGAATGCCCGTGCCAAAAGCGCCGATATCGAGAACCGCCTCGCCAGACTGCGCCTGAAAGCCAGACTTAGGCGAGTAGCGCACGCGAAATAGCACATCGTTCAGCTGGTCTAGGTAGCGCTTAACTGCGGTGTTGTTAGCTAAGTCCTCATCCTTAATGGTGAGCTTGTGATATTTCTGCGTCGCAGGAAACGACATCGAGATGACAGCTGCCGCAAACTTCGGCAGTGCCAGAGGCGCAGTCGCGTCAAAGATTTTCTCGTTACGCTTGTCACCATCAGGACGCTGAATCATCTGAAAAAAGTTTTGCGACGGACGGACACGTTCAGCAACCTCGCGCCAATGTCCCTCCCAGACGCCTCGAGTAGAGGCCATTTGCTCCTGTTCGCGAATGCACTGCTCGACGCGGCTGTCCATGACTTAACCTGCGTTATTCGTTGGAATGCCGACTGCATACGCGTACACGGCAGTCGCTGTGGTGATGTTCACGCGCAACGGACCGGCAGGTGCTTCGAACACCTTGCCGCCATTGGCTGAAATCGTGACCGCATTGCCGGCAGCGTCATAGACCGCAACCCAGGTTCCATTCGGTGTCTGCATCTGCAGCGCCGCGTTACCGCCGCCCCACGTAGCCTCACCAAACAGCATGCCGCGACCGCCCTGCCAATCGACGCCTGTCTGTGCGCCAGCGCCAGCATTTGTGGCGAGTTTTAGTTGTTGACGTCTTGCCATGATAAATCTCCTAAGTGTTAATCCCTGAAAGAACGGTCGCCGCCCTGCCCTGCCGTTGTGCTGCAGCGTCCTGCTGGTTCTGACGAAGTGCGTCGTTGTTACGGTTAGCCTTCACAGACTTAGACAAGCCAGCAGCGCGCCGGCTGATTTCATTCAGCAGGTTAAAGCCAGCAGTCTGGTCGCTGGGTATCTCGTAGCTTTCCACAGCAAACGAGTCCGGACCAAGCCGGCTCACCTGACGAAACGTAGGCGCTGCGGGTGCTGGATTGCTGTAGCCGCCCATCGGACCGGTGCGATTTTCACGAAGCGCCCTGCCGTACTGATCAACTCTTGGAGCATCAGGAACAGTGCCAGCATTCACGTCGCTTTCAAACTGCGCACGCAATGCCTTCTCTCGGTCAGCAGTACTCAGACCAGCCAGCTGGCGCGTACCAGTACCAATCGCGGTCACGTTCTTGAGATAGTCCTGAAAGTTGTACTCCTGACGCTTGGGCGCAATGCCCAGGTCTTTGACAAACGCTTCATAGCTGCCGAACTTCACGACGCCATTCACAGGGTCGAAGTCAAGAGCGTTCTCGTACCCGACCTTTTGCGTGAAGCGTTTGCGAATTTCAGCGTCGGTCGCCATGACTAGTTGCCCAGTATCTTAGCTGCAGCCGTCGATGGAGACGAATCACCAAGCGATGAGCTCGTGCCATCACCAGTGAGAACAGTAGACGCACGACCACGGCGACGGCGCATCTGCTCGGCGTTGTTTTCAGCAACAGCCTGTGCATCTTCGCGGACAGGTGGTGGAGGTGGTGGAACCGGTGGAGGTGGAGGTGGTGCTTTCGGTTTGCTAAATAGGCCGCCCATAATTACCCCAATATGTCGTAGTCGTCGATTGCAACAGCTGCTCGGTAAGGACTGACCTCGCGACGGATGATAGATTTGCCCTCACCGCCGCCAATAAGCAGGTATTCAGCCGCCTCGCAGACGTGCGAATAAATGTTTTTGTCAGGCGTATCGCGATACTTTGCGTCACCAGCGACAAGAACTCTGCGGAAATTATACCCCCCACTGAAACCTTTGCGCAAGTAGTGACAATCGGGATGCACTAAAATACCAGGCTCGCCGTCAATCATCATGCGCATAGGCTTAGCCAGAGCCTCTCGGCGCAAGGTCGGGTCGTTGTTGCCAGGCGCTGGACGCACCTCGAGGCCGAGTGATGCCATCAGCATGAACGGTGTGCGCTCGTCACCGCCACGAATTGAACCAGCAGGGTCGCCCACAAGGTCGGCAATCTTGAAGCCAGGATAGCGCGTGTTGATGTGCTTCTTCACAAGCTCACCAAAGCGAATGATTCCCATGTCCTCGGTCACCAGCTCGGAACGGATGCGCCACTGGCCATTAGGCATTAGCTGCCCAAACGTAGCAGCAGGCGTAAGCCCCCAGTCAAAGCCAACACGCAGGCCAAGCCGGTCGGTAAGCTCGAACGTTTTCGCGCCGTGAATCGTGTCCATGTACTCAGGGAAAACAGGCTTTCCATCCATGACGAAGCCGTACTGCCCATGCACGTAGACCTTCACCCACTCGGGGTCTTTACCGGCCTTCGCGCGCAGGTAGTAGCCTGGCTGCAGGTTGTTCAGGTTCTCGGCGTCTGGGTCTTCACCGCCAGGCTGCGCGTAGAACTCGAACAGGTTCTGGTCAGGACGCAGACCGCCAATCTTGCGCAGCTGCTGCTCGATTTCGTCCATGCTCTCATGCATAAGGCGATTGCGCTCGTTTGTCGTGTCGTGCTCAGCCAGCACAAACCACCAATGGTCAGCGTCCGGTGGGTTCGTGTCCATGAGGATTTGCGGGTCGGTACAGCCGAAGTCACCATCACGCGGAGGAAACCTGCCCACACGACCAGTCAAACCGTCAAGGATTGCTTTCGGTACCTCGCGCGCTTCATTGATCCACGCATCGGACAGCTCAAGCGACAGCAGCTTGCGCACGTCGTCAGGACGGTCAAGCGCGATGAACATGACCTCCCAGTCCAGCTTCTTGTTCTGGTCGATGATGTGGTGCGTCGGTGGACCGGAGTCGCGCCAGTGACCAACACCAGCAGGCAGCCATTGATGCCAAGTCTTGATGGTGGTCGTTTTCAGCTCTGGGTACGTGTTCCGGATGATAGCCGTGCGGCGACGACGCCAGCCATCACGCAACGGCTTCTGCTTCTGCGCATTGCGGATGAGCTTCATCACCGCAGCCGTGGACTTACCAGAGCCAATCGGACCACGGATGCCGCACACGAATGCGTCGGAGTTAATGAACGCACGCGCGACTGGACCAGGTGGGTAGTAGTGCGTGCCGGTGGGTTTCTCGTCAGCCATTACGACTCCAGCTGACGCGTCATGTGGCGCTGCACGTCTTTCAGCTTTGCCTTGCCCCACTTCACAGCAAAGAACGTCGCGCACTCCTGCACAGCCGTGAGGAAGCCGCCCCAGTCATCGAAGTAGCCAGTGAACTTGTAGCCAGTCATTTCCACATGAAGAACCCAAGCGCGGTCGTGAACCGGCGACTTACGCACGATGATGTCGTCAATTCTCATAGGTGGCGAAGTCCGAGGATGGCAGCGTTGATAGCGCCGATGATGAGTAGCGTGAGGATGATGCGTCCGAATGATTTCATGATTTTACCCCGTGTGAATGTGAATGTTTAAAACACCGCTTAAACCTTCGAGCGGGTTCGGTGTCTCGCGCCAGCCGGCCTGTGCCTTCAGGTAAAAGATTGCAGCGCCCAAGTCGTTGCCTTCAGTCGCGCGCTTGAACAGCGTGTTCGCAACCTTGCCGATTGCCAGCACCTTCGCGCGGTTGAACTCCTCGCCGTAGTGTTTGCGGAAGGTGTCCTCGTCAATCTTGAACAGCATGGCAATCTGCGCCTGCGTACAGCCCACAGCAGCCATCGCCGTGACCTGCTTCATGTTCTCGTCGGTAACGAGGTGTTTAATGCCCTGCCCCTGTTTCTTTACGATTTCTTTAGTCACGATATCAGCTCCGCAGTACGTCCAGTGAATTGCTCCCAGCGCCCGATGATCACGTCCACATAGCCAGGGTCAAGTTCCATTAGACGCGCGCACATGCCAAGACGTTCAGCAGCAATCAGTGTCGAGCCAGAGCCTCCGAATGGGTCAAGGATGATGTCCTTCGGTCTGGCTGAGTGTTTCAGCATGCGCTCGATGAGAGCGACAGGCTTCATGGTTGGATGGATATCATTGCGCTTCGGTTTCGCTTCATCGATGACGGACGGGATAACCTCCTCAACGTTAGCGTCACCTTCGACAATCATTGTCTGATTGCCAAGCGTTACCTGCCAGCGACCATCAGCCATTTGCACGAACGGTGAATGCTCGCCAAGCGACTGCACGGAGGTGTTCTTACGACCACCAAACCATTTGTGCGCTGATCCTTTCTTCCAGCCGTACAGGATAGGCTCATGCTGCCACTGGTAGTCAGAGCGACCGAGAACAAGCGAGTCCTTGTGCCAGATGATGACGCCGGACAGTTTGAAGCCAGCAGCCATGAAAGAATTAAAAAAATGGCGACCATCAGGTCCAGGTGGATGCGCAACGTAAATCGGAGCGCCAGGCTTCATCACGTCAACCATGACAGTGAACGCATCAAACAAAAACAACCTGAACGCTTCATCTTCCATGTCGTCATTCGCGATAGCCTTGTGACCGTCAGCCGCATACGCGACGTTGTACGGTGGATCAGTCCACACGCAGTCGACGCGCTCACCAGCAGCCAGCTTGTGCATGTCAGCCATAGACGTCGCAGAGCCGCACATCACACGATGCGGACCGAGCTGCCACACGTCGCCAGGCTGACACACAGGATCAGCAGGCAAAGGTGGTGCAGTGTCAGGATCGCCGCCCTGCTTTTCCTCGAACAGCGCGCCCAGCTCCTCAATGGAGAATCCGGTCATATCGAGGTCGAAGCCTTCGAGTTTCAGTGAGCCAAGCTCAGACGACAGCAGGTCAACGTCCCAGCCGGCATTCATCGCCAGCTTGTTGTCTGCCAGGATGAGCGCACGACGCTGCACGTCAGTGAGGCCAGCAATCACCATGCAAGGCACAACAGGCATGCCGAGCTTTGTAGCCGCCAGCATACGACCGTGGCCTGCGATGACGCGGTTCTGCTCGTCTACCAGCACAGGGTTAGTGAAGCCGAACTCGTTTATCGAACGAGCGAGCTGCGAAACCTGCAAGTCGGAGTGCGTCCGAGCGTTGCGCTCGTACGGAATCAAGTCCGCGAGAGGAATATCTTTGTATGAGCCGAAAGCCATGATGTCTTATCCTAAACTAGTGGTGGGAATTTCGCAATAGATTGACCGCGCGTTTTTGGCACAGGTGGCACAGGTGGCACAGGTAAATTTTCTATTATAGTGCGGTTATTTGCGTGTGTGTGCGTGTGTATATGCATAGTTTACCTTTTTACTTGTGCCATCTTGTGCCAATAGTATATTAAACAATCAAATCAATCAGTTACGTTTATTTTTTTACCTGTGCCAACGTGTGCTGGCACAAGCAGTTACCTGTGCCAAAATGCTAATTGTCGAACATACTGCGAATGCGGATGCCCTCGTACAAATTCAATCGAGCGCGTGGCACAGGATAGTCGTCGTTTTTACCTGTGCCAGAAACACGTGGTTGCGACCGTTTAATCTCTGGAAATGCAGCGCCGAGTTGCTTGCCAAAATGCACTTTTGTACCAGGATGGTCACGTCCCTGATCCACGCACCACTCCTTCCATTCTTTATACAGCTCGTCGCGGTCGCAGTTGTAAGACGAACCCACCAAGCAACGGTCAGAAACAAACGAGCGTATCGGACTAGTCTGCTCGAT